TCATCATCGGTCATGGGAATCCAGTTAGTTACTTGCATCTGTAATACTCATTCATAATTTCGGTGGCTTTTTTATGGTCACCTAAACGAGCATGCATTGCAGCTGCACGAGCATAACCAATTCCTTTAAAGAATAGGTAGATACCTCTTAGAAATTTTTTCATTTTACTGAGAAAGCTTTCTTGGCATCAAAATTCATTAGTGCAGTACCAACTGTGGTGTAGAAATTAAGCGATTCTTGTGTTAATTTCTTGGCGAAAGCTGCTTGTGCATCAATGTAGGTATACATTGGCTTTGCAAAGTTGTCATCTGTCACAAAAGTTTTGACAGTCTGAGTTTTTGCGTTTTGAACGGCATCAATAGCCGCATTGAAGATTTGAAACATAGTGTGCTCCTTGTTAAGCGAGTTAATGGTAGTGCGACCCTAAAAGGCATCGCACATACTATTATATATGCTTTTTATGTTGCATTGCAATATGTTTTGAGGTAAAACTCTAACTATTTCACCTTACGAAACTGCATCTTCATACCGCATTTTGGCGAGAATGTAATCTTTGACCAATGATGAACGGACAATATCATCGGCAGTAAATTCAATTCTGGTAAATGCCTTCATGTGCATAGCGATATCAAAGAATTTCAGAATACCCGATACATCATTCTTTTTCTTATTCAAGTCGGTTTGTCGATAGTCACCACACCAGATAATCTTTGACCTGTAACCAACACGGGTCATAACGGTGTCGATTTCTTCAAAGGTCATATTTTGCATTTCATCAACAATAATAATGGCATCATCAAATGACATACCACGGATAAATGATGTGCTGATGAATTCAATATGGTGTTGTTCTTCCAACCTATCCCATGCATCCTTGCGACCAAATAGTGTCTCGCATATTTGTCTGTATGGTTGTTGGTAGATTTCCATTTTTTCATTTACATCACCAGGCAGGTGACCAATCTCACGGCTTTGCACCGCAGACCTTACTATAATGATTTTATTAAATGGGTTTGCTCTGTCAAGGACTTCTTCAATTGCTTTATATAATGCACAGAATGTTTTTCCTGTACCCGCAACACCGTGAAGTGCAACGAAATAGTCTTGTCTTTTGTAGGCATCAAAAAATAGTTTTTGATTTTGTGTGAGAGGTTCAAATGTTTTTAAGTCATCAATCCGTAATTTCAGATGATTGGTTTGTTTGGCCGATGTGTTAATGATTTCGGTGTTTGCTTTGTTCCTAGCCATGTGTTTCCTTTGTTAGGCAATTTTGATTAATTTTTACCTTTTTGTGAACTTACTAGGTTCGTGAAGTTGATAAGTATTGGTGTCCTCCGTTAAGTTAAGATTTCATTACATGGTCCTTCCTGATTTTACAGGAGACCCATTCGTTATAGTAGTGGTCGTGTAAAAGTGCATGGCGACTAAAAATCTCAAAAGTTTCCCAATAACTACATTCACTCCGAGTTTTGCATAGATGCATAATCTCACGGGTGTATTGCTCAGGCCCGTTGAGTTTAACTTCTTCTTGTAGTTTTTTGTTGGAACCCCAATAGTTCTCCCAGTCAGAAGATTTACGAATTTTCTTTCGTTTACCGTTGACTTGGCGAGTGGCGGCTTTGGTAAAGAATTTTTTACCAATATACTTACGACCAGTTGGGTTGTGCGTGATAAGATATACAAAGCCGAAATTATTTTCAATGTCGGCTTCTGTGAATTCACTTGCTGTATTATGAAAGTACCAGGTCAATCTTCCTCATCCTCAATATTGTCCATACCTTCTAGTATATATTCTCCGCAGAATGGACAATTTTGAGGGTCTGATTCCGTTTGTTCATCGTCATATTTGATTGTAAATTCAGATGAACATGCTGAACAAATATGATGCAATGATGCCATTAGTTACACCATGATTGTTTGGCTTCACCAAAATATTCTCTAGCGAAACCGTTTTGAATTAATTGTGTTCTTAGTGACTGACCATCTAAAAGGATGTCTCCCAATACACGACCGCCAAACTTATCCCACCCGTAAAGCGTAACCTGACGCTTAAGGGACTTAGCAACTGCGTTTTTGGTAAATTGAGAAGCGGCTTCTCCTCGCTGGGCTTCACCAGGGCATTGCGCTCTGTGTCCTTTTTCTGGCGTATCGACTCCAAAAATTCTGACGGCAAGTTCAGGTTTAAGTGGTGCGGGAAGAAAAGGTGCCGCTATGACAACAGTATCTCCGTCATTAACACGGACAACTTGTGCATCATAGGTTACTCCTTGGGGTGTTTTTTGTGCGTATGCAGGCAATGCTGTTGCGATTGCCAATGCTAAAAATAGATATAATTTCATTTTGCTAACCTTAAAAATTTTAATATACTTAACCACATCCATCCTATATCAAATTCATACCATTTATTACTTAGCTTCACATCAGCTGGTGAATTATGATGGTTATTATGTAGTTCTTCACCACCAATAATAATTCCCAAAGGTACGATATTTGTTGATTTATCTTTTGTATTCCAATTGCGATAACCGAAGTAATGACCTACGCCATTGACCACACCTGCTGCCCAAAATGGAATCCATGCCATCTGAATTAACCAGATAACTATTCCCCATCCGTTGAACAGTAGTGTATTGAAAATGAGTAAAGATATAAAACCCAGTTTACTGTATTTACTGTAAACATTTTTTTCCATCCAATCATCTGGTGTGCCTTTGCCATACGATTCAACCATTGTCTTATCTTGTGCGGCTTTAGTGTATAATGCGGCACCACCATACATCATTCTCAAAAGACCCTCATTGTGTGGCGAATGTGGGTCGTTTTCTTTATCTGTATTTGCGTGATGTTTGCGATGAACTGCAACCCATTCTTTGGTCACCATTCCGGTTGTTAACCACAACCAGAATCTCATAAAGTGTTCTACGATTGGATGAAACTCAATACCTCTGTGTGCTTGACCTCTATGTAAAAATAGAGTAACACACACAATCGTAATGTGTGTGCATACAAGCAAATATATTAGTTCTATCATTTCCAATATTTGGAGTAGTCTATGCTATTCCAATACCTTTCGTTGTTTCGGTTCAAAAAGTTTTTAATAAGATACCATGCCATTCCAAAGTATCCCATCTTTTTGAAACGCCTACTATCTTGGCCAAAATAGTGTTTTACTAATTTGAATTTATTTGCATCATATTTTTTTGATAAGAAAAAGTCCTCACTGGTTTCATATTTAGCGGGAAAACCACCAAATTCTTCAAACCTATCTCTACGGGTCAAAAAGAAAGCACCAACTGCAAATGGCACCCATCGCTTCATTATACGATTAATGATATTGAATAGTGAGAAACCTATCTTTGCACGAATGTCATCGTCATAACATTTTGCATACAACCCAATTAAATCAAGGCTGTTCTTTTCTAATTCATTTACACAATCAATTATAGTTGTTGGTGAAAAGAATCTTACATCGGCATCTATAAACAATATGTAGGGTGTGGTCACTAATTTTGCGCCATTGTTTTTTGCAACAGAAACAGGACCACCTTTTATTAATTCTATATTTAAGTCACCTTTATTTCGGTGAATAACATATCGTGTATTGTCAGTAGAAATATCTGCAATAATAATTTTTGTATTGCCAATGTTTTGTTGTTTTAAATGTTCCAATAAATGTGCGATATAATTTTCTTCGTTTTTACATGGAACTACAATGGTAATTTTTTCATGCAATTGCATTTACATCATCCTTCTCTTTGGTCCAAGTTATAATCTCCCACCTACCATCGTGATGTTCAACCAAAGCGGTGCATGATTCAACCCAATCGCCATCATTCATGTAGATAACGCCATCAATTTCTTTAATTTCGGCATGGTGTATATGACCACAAATCACACCATCATATCCTCTTTTTTTACAATAAGAGGAAATATTCTTTTCAAATTGAAACATAAAGTCAGAAGCTTTTTTAACTTTATGTTTCAGGTACTTAGACAACGACCAATAACCAAATCCTAATTTTCTACGAATCCAATTGAATCTTGAATTCCAATCAAGAACTAGGTCGTATAATTTATCGCCAAGAAACGCAAGCCAAGGAGCAAGACGGGTAATACCATCAAATAAATCTCCGTGGACAACTAGATAGTGTTTGCCATCTGCACCTATATGTTCTATTTGGTTGTGTATTTCTACGAGCCCGAATGAGAAACCATATGGTATCATTGGTCTTAAAAACTCATCGTGATTGCCTGCTATGAAGATGACACGGGTGCCACGCTTCGCATGACCAAGAATTCTTCTTACGACATTGGTGTGCGATTGTTTCCAACGCCACTTGTTTTGTTGTATTTTCCAAGCGTCAATGATATCACCCACAAGATACAATGTATCACATGTGTTATTTTTGAGAAAGTTATTCAACTTTTCTGCTTGAGAATCACGGGTACCCAAATGAACATCACTAATAAAAATGCTACGATAGGTTTTGTTCATCTTATTATTCGTTCATTCGCCATTTGTTTTCTGGCAGGCCGTAGTCCCATTTTGGATCCATTTCAACATTCCATCTAGTGGTGGCAACATGAAAATCTGGAATCTTCATTTGTTTAGGATTACTTGCTGGTTCTAAAATAACAACACGATTGTTTGGTTGTGCAGCAAATTGCCCATTATCTAACTTAATGAAGTTGAAAGATTTATGGTCCTCAACATCTTCACTATGGCCGCAATCTATTGTATTGAAATCTGTATGAGCAGAATCAACAGTAAAGAGATATTCTCCTTCTGCCCACGAACCATCTTTCATTTTTATTCTACATCTCATATTAGATATCATGGCCTTTTTAATTACTGTGATATCATATGACATGCTGTTCCATAATTGTAGGAAATCTAATGGATACGGGTCACCCTCAATTGGTTTCCAACAATATGCATGAAGTGGCAACTTATCATAAAGTGCGCCATAATGGTTAAGATAAGATTCAATACGAAACGCTTGACTGCGTAATGATTTTATACTTATCCACCAACAAGGTTCAAGTTCTCCATGACCTTTTTGAAAATCATAGAGAAACTCTCTGCGAATAAAACAATTTACTGGAGGAAGATTTGCAACTATATGCGCCATTATGCCGCCTTAGCCCAAACATTATCCCAACTTCCCGATAGAGCACCTTTGGCATAGTCGGTGACTCGATTCTCAAAAAAGTTACCATGCACAGGTGAATTAACCATTTCTTCGACCCATGGTAGTGGATTCTTTTTAACTTTGAAGATACCTTTGAGACCAAGACTAATCAATCTGCGGTCTGCGATATAACGAATGTATTTCTTCACATCTTCACTACTTAGTCTTTGCATTTCACCCATTTGAAACGCCAAGTCAATAAACTTATCTTCCAATTGAACCATTCTCTCTGCGATTGTATAGAGTTCACCTTTTAGTTCATCATTCCAGATTTCTTTGTTTTCTTCAATGTAGGTTCTAAACAATTTAATCATAGACTCGGTATGCATTGTTTCATCAACGATTGACCAAGTAACAATCTGACCCATACCCTTCATTG